TGTAAGACGGGCTCCGGATGCGGTTCAAGAAATTGAACCAATCTGGAGGGAGGACTTCGCGACATAGTTCTATCGAGACGCTATCACTAGCACTCTCAAGATCTATCGTTACAAAGCCCTCGTCAGAATCATCGAGAGACCCGTAATAGGCCAATCTTTGATTCAGGGTCTGGTCAGACAAATCGACGCCGACTCGTTTGAGGTTTTGCCTCATATAGAGATCGGTGCCCTTTTGAATGAATCCATTACCCATCGGCTCCACTGCTATGGACCGGAAGGTCTTAGCAGTTTTCGGTACGAACGCGACTTTATTGTGTTGGACCACTTCAACGTGCGATCGAAACGCTGCCTCACTAACTGCGTTACGAAACCACATACGACCCTCTTCAGGGTCGATATGCGCGACAATATCACCCTCATACTCCTCGGCCACAGGATTCCAAAAGGAACCTGAGACCCTATGGGAATAGGAGAAGTGATGTTGAACAGCACAGTGGAAGTACGGATATGCGCTTGGCGAAACGGTCCACTTCGGAGCAGATAATTTTGCCCCGATGTGGGTTGCATTTCCGTTCACGCCAATGGACGCACCTCCAGTGTAGTCAGCAAGCTCGTATATGCGGTGCAAGTCTGGTTTACATCCAAAGACGTATTCCAGATAAGCACGCATACGGGCCAAGTACGGCTCCCACGTACAATCAAACGTACGGCGGCGAGCAAGAAACCATTGATTCTGACGTTTACAGCGATGTTCAGCTTTAGCGAAAGTTTCAATGGCCTTACCCTCAGGATCCGTCCCAATAAGGGCCGGGTCCCAGGGGTACTTGCGTACTAGCGCTGACAGCTGATGCGCAGCGAAATGCAGCGCTGCGGTCTCATACTTCTGTGAGACCAATGCATCAGCGTAACTAAAGAAAGAACGGTAATGCTTACCCCTCAAGTAACCCGAGGGGCGAGTATCGCCGCTCAATCTTTCCCACTGGAGCACAACACCTGCAAGGATCTTTAGGTAATTCTCAAACCTAAGATTCTTGAGCTTCCCGTTGAGGTTCTTCACCTCTCGGGCAGACGGTACCTTCACGATACACCTCCTTGAACGTCGACAAGAACTTAGGAACCGTTACGGTCCCGAAGTATACTGCAACAACGAATGCGACAAGTAACATCGCATGGGAAACTGCAGATTTCACTTCTATCTCTAGAAGCTGATCTGTTGCGACTTGACATGCGTCTTGAACGACGCAGAGGCCAGGAACGCGCCCATATCGTTGAGCAGAGTGTCAACGTCTGCGGAGGCGTAGCCGACCGGTACCGAAACGCTGATGGCAACGATCGCATCACCTGTGGTGGTGAGAGCGTTGGTCAGCGTCAGGGTGCGCGTCATTTTCGCTTCCGTACGACCAACTCCGCTGAACGTCGCCGAAGGTTTCGGCGCCGTCCTCGCGAGACGGACGTCATCTTTCACCGAAACGGTTTTGGCCGTACCGATGTAGGCGACGTTGTCTTTCGAGAACGAGTCAGCGTTGTAG